ACGACCAAGGGCTTGCCAGGTACGCCGAGCGCAGCCTGTCGATCGGCTGGCCCTGCGCGACGGCATCCTCGGGGGCCGCGTAGAACATCGAGGCGGCGACAGTCGTATAGCTGCCGGGAGTACCGCCGGCCACGGCGAGGCCGGTCGCGTCGCCGATATGTGGGATCAGCAGGTCGCCGTCCGGGGTCACGTTGCCATAGGCCTTGATCGTGCGCGTGCTCAGGCTTCCCGCCGGCAGGAAGTTACCGGGGGACCGCCCGGTCAGATCATCGACCATCGCCGACGCCGCTCGCAGGCGACGCAGCAGCAGCGCGTCGCGTGTCGAGTCCGTGATGCCGAGCTCGAGCTTGAACGTCGCGAGATCGCCGTAGGTGGTCAGCGATACGACCACCTGCACGAGCTCGGTCGCCGTCACGGTGTCGCCCTGCGGATCGACGCCGGTCCACGTGATCAGGTAGTCGCCCGCGGGCAGCGCCAGCGAGATCGCCCACGTGTAGGCGTTGAAGCCCGTCAAGGGCGTCGTGACGCCGGTCGCGGTCGTGGCCAGAGCCACCGCCGCGGTGCTGGCGTTGACGATGCCGATGGTCACGCCGGTCATCGCCGAGACGGGCCCGCCGGCGTACTGCCGCCACTCGGCGCTCAGGGGCACGCTGGCACCTGCTACGTAAGTCGTCACGCGACGAGCACCTCGACTCTGGCAGCGTTGGCGCTGTCCATCGACAGCGTGCCGGGCACGGTGAGTACGCCGGCGTTGCCGTAGGACGAATAGCAGCAACGATAGAAAGCGGGGGTCACCGGTTGCTCGATCATCTCGGGAACGCCCGAGATCGTGCGCAGCGTCGCCGCCGTAGCGCTGCCCTGCTCGAGCGCGCCCGTGTAGTAGCGGCCCGGGACGACGCTCAGTGACATCGCCGAGCTGATCTTGCCCGGCGCCGCGCCGAACGTGTCGAGCGCGGCCGAACAGAACAGGATCGCGCCGGGCCGGCCGCCGACGTCGCTAGCAACGAACAGCCGAGTGGTCGAGCCGCTGCTACCGATCGTGACTAGCTCGGCGGCGATCTCGGAGAGCGTGCACGTGTTCGGGATCGCGATGGGCGTGAAGCGCGCCTCGTTAGTGATCTGCGCGGCCGAGCCGATAGCGGTCGCGGACGGCGAGTAGCGCGAGCCGCTGCGCCAGACGCGCCCGAGGGACGGCAGCGCTGCAGGGTCGATGCCGGTGTAGCCGCTCGCCGTCATCGACTCTCCCATCGGCTACGCACGAATGTGCCCGTGACCCGGCGCCCGTCAAACGCGTCGGGGCACGGGCCCATCGTAGCTGCTAGCGAGTCGTCTTCGGGGTCGCCTGCTCGGCAGTGCGCTGCTTGCTGCCGTCCGAGGTCGGCGCGGCCGACGCGGTGACGGGCTGATCGGACTTTTCGGCCTTGTCGGTAGCCGCTTCGAAACCGTCACGGATGGACTGCGTCACGCCGGCGTCCTTGTCCTCGATGGTCGGACCCGAGTACTCCTCGGCGCGCTGCTGCGCGGCCGCCTGCTCGCTCATGGCCTGCGGCCCGGGGGTCGCCATCGGGGCGCCGTGCACCGAGCTGCCCGCGGCCATGCGATCGGCGGCCGCCCGCTTGTTGTCTTCGAGCTGCTGCGCCGCCTGCGGAGTGCCGTCCGGGATCACGTAACCCTCGTCACCCGGCACGGGCCACGAGCTGTCGCTCTGCTGCTGCTCGGCGACAACCGCCGAGTTTTCCTTAGTGACCTTGTCGTCGGCCATGGTGAGTACTCCCTCGGTAATGGACGTCGTTGCCGTTGATTATGCCCGCTGGTCGCGAGGGTTATGCGTCGTCCCTGCGCGGGCGACCCTTCGGCCGCGGTGCGCGGTACTCGCCCGTCTCGCGGTCGCGGACCCAACCCTCGGGCGGGCCGCCCTCGGTGTTGACCGGCAGGTCAGGCTCGGGACCGCGATCGCCGAGAAACTTCGTGACCTGCTCGCCGATCGCGGGCAGGCGCTCGGCGAGCACCCGCGCTAGCGGCGAGCCGCCCATGCGCACGATCTCGGCGGCATTGCGCGCCAAGATGTCCGCGATCTGCTCGCCACCGCGTTCCGTCTCGCCGGCATTGAGCAGGCGCTCGTATCCCGTGCGCTCAAGCTGCAGCGCCTCTAGGTAGCCCTCGTCCCGCGTCGGCACCTCGATAAAGTCGCGGCCCGGCTTGCCCGCGCCGCGCACCTCGATCCGTTCCGGCATGTGCTCTCCCATGGTTAGACCTAGCAGGCTACGCGAGCAGGTGCGGGGCGTACAGCTTGAGCGTGTCGACGGCGTACTCGATGTGGTCGACGACGCGTTGACCCTTGCCGTGGCGACCGGACCATAGCTCCAGATTCTCGGGCCGGTTGTCGTCGCGGACACCGTTGATGTGGTGCACAGTTTCCTCGCGCCGCAGCGGGCGGCCGATGATCCGCTCCATGACGAGACGGTGCTCCATAACGGCTCGGCCACCGTCTTGCAGGTAGACGTAACCCTCGGCATTCCTTCTGTTTCGTACCTGCGTGAGGCGCCCGGGAGGGCCAACCGCGCCGGTTCGCTTGACGCGGGAATAGTGCATATGACAGTGACCGTCCGGATTGCTTTCGGAGGGTCGCTCGCAACCCGCGACCGAGCACGGCCGACCTCGCCGTACGGGATCGGTGCGTGGCGTCGGTACTCGCCGATCCCGATAATAGGCCCGTAAATACTCCTTGTCGGCCGCCTTGCGGCAGTCCGGACAGTCGGCCGCCTTGCGCCCCCTGCCCGGGTACGGGAAGTCCGTCCCGCACGTGCCACATTTCAGATTCTCTCCCATGCTGGCAAGAGTATCAGATTGAGACAAGTGCGGGACGGACTGTCCGTTTTATGATGTTGCGCGGGCAATTACCCCAGTTGTCGGATATGTGACGCTGAACTCGTTGACGTCGCCGGGCGCACCCGATACGGGGGTCCATCCATTGACGATCAACGATCCCGTGTATTTCGGGTTCGAGACGCCGACCACTGCTGACGTGCCGCGGACCTCGAACGTCACGGCGGTGCCAGCGATGAAAAGAGTCCACATCAATTCATCGAGCTGACCGGTCGCCGTGTCGTTCTTGAAGCCGATGGCGATATTGCCGGACTTCAAGCCAGAAAGGTTTTCCTTGAAACCTCCTGACGCGAATACAGTGATATCCTTAGTCTCAGCCTCGACGGCGAGCTCGCAACGGCTGACCCATGACGAGCGATCGACCGCGTTGATGCTCAGATACGTCGAGAACAGGATCATCTTTGCCATGCTCTGACCGCCTCCCTAGCTAGTCGGAAGGAGCGGATCAGAAGACCGGCGGGATCAGGCCGACGCCGCTCAGGATCGAGATCGACTTGGGCAGCCGGGACGCGTGCAGCGCGGCGTAGTTGTAGACGCGCAGCAGCACGGACAGCTGGTCGGCCTTGGTCTCACGGAAGACCTCGGAGCGCAGCGTGCCCTCATACAGGATCGAGTCGGCGGACCGGAGGATGATAACCCGGTCCTCGTTCGTGCCCGCGCCGAGGTTGGTCGGGATGTTCGGGTCGACGAACACCGGCAGGCCCTGCAGAGTGCCGACGTAGCCCTGCGCCACGTTCTCGCCCTGCACACCCATCATGTTGTAGCTGCCCGCGGACGGGTTAACGAGCGGACGGTTCTGCGAATCGACGGCGGCGAGCAGCATCGCCCAGCGCCGGGGGTGCATAAAGATCTTGTCCGCAGGCATGTACCGGTTCGTGTTGATCAACTGAATGCCGTTCGCCACCGCCGCGTAGAGACCGACCGCAGTGGTCGCGGTCAGCGAGACGGCGTTGACGCCGGACACGTTGAGCAGACCGGCCTTGTTCGCGGCGTTGTTGTTGATGACGAACGTGTCGAGCTTGATCGCGTAGTCCGCGGCCAGGTCGGCGAGCAGCACGTCGTCCATATTCACCGGCGACTGCTCGAGCAGCTGCACCGAGATGACCTGCTGACCGGCGATCGTGGCGACCGCGGCCTGCACGTTGCCGGTCGTGGCGTCGGTGTTCTGCACTGACGTGTTCTGCGTCGCCTGCTCGGCGGTCGCGGTACCGGTCGCGAGCCGCGGCAGCGCGATCGTGTCGGTGCCGGCGGGCAGCGGAAGCTGACGGATGTTGTCGGCGACGACGCGGCCTGCGCGGGCGAGCTCGACGAATTCCTCCACCTGCCAGAGCGGCGGCACGAAATCGCCGCCGGCACCGTCGACAGTGGTCAGCGCACGCGTTTCCATGTTGTTGCGCTCGAGCCGCTCCAGTGCCCGGCGGGTATTGCCGCGGTTCAGGCTGAGCAGCGTCATGTCGCGGAAGTAGGAGTGCTGACCGCCGCGCTGGTAGGTGGTCGGCTCGCCGGTGACGACGGCGCCGCCGACGCCCCGCTGCGCAGCGGGCGGCACGGTCGGGTTCGGGACGGTGCGCGCCTGCAGCGCGTCGATCTCGGCCTCGCGGGCGACCTCGGCCTCGGCCGCGGTAACGGCGTCGGTGGCGGTGCGCACCGCGGCGTCGGCGGTCTCGCGCTCGGCGACGGCGGCGGCGACGGTCTCGGGGGTCAGGTCGACCTGCGAACGCAGCGCGTTTAGGGCGTCCTGCTTGGCCTTGCGGGCGGCCAGGGCGACGGCGAGCCGCTCCTTAGCCTGCGCGAGCAACTGCTCGGGGGTCATGACTACTCCTGATCATGGGAACGATGATGGTGCTCGTCTCATGAATCAGGCGGACTGCCGAGGACATTACGCCGGCTGGCTCGCGCGTCTTGATGCCGTGCTGCGGCTAATTTAGCACTGACTAGCCGCAGATCAGCCGCCTCACTCGCCGGCGAGTGCGAGCTCGAGCAGCGCAAGCGCGTGCTGCCTGACGTCCGGGGTCGGCTTCGGCGTCGAGCGCAGACCGGAGTCGGTGTGCGGGCTGGCGCCGTAGCCGACGATCGCGACGTCGCCACGGTGAATCTCGACCTCGTCGATCCGGTACTCGGAATAGTCCGGCGACCACTGCCCCTTGTTGATCCGGAACGCGAACGACATCTCGTCGATCAGGCCGCTGCGCAGTTTCGGCGCAATGTAGGCGACGTCGTAATCGTCGGGGTCGAGAGCGTCCGCCTCGACGAGCAGGCCTGTTTCGTCCATCGACAGCTTGAGCGTGCCATTCGTCGTGCGGGCCAACCGACGCATTTGGTCGTGACCGAGCACGAGCGGCACGTCGAGATCGCCGCGGGCGAGCGTCGCATCGAAGGCGCCGGCCGACACGATCTCGGTATACGGGCCGTACCAGTCGTACATTTCGTACCCGCGCTCAGTGACGCTGGCGTGGCCGACGAACTCGAGCAGCTTGCTCTCGCCGCTCTTGGCGCGCAGCGCGAGATCATCGGAACGCACCCGGACGCCGCGACCGCTGCCGGCCTCGGGGGCGTTGCGCCGCTGCGAGGGGCGGTCGACGCGCTGCGCGACGTTCTGCTGCCGCTCGGCCGCGGCCGCCGCGACGGACCGGGTTGTATCCATGGCCGTCATGCGTCCGCCTTTACCGGGTCACTGCTGCTCGAGTCGCGTTGCGGAAAGAGTGTCGCAATCTCTGCGAGCTGCTCAGGAGTGTACGGGAGCAGGTTATCGCGGGCGCGTAGCTCGCTCGGCACACGCGTGCGGGCCCTGACGTTGAGCGCGTCGAGTTGCGCCTGCTGCAGGTGGTCGAGGCGCAGTAGCGTCTGCGTATCGAGCCGGACCATGCGCGGCGCCGCGGTCAGCGTCGAGAAGGCGACCTCGCGGCGGCCCACCGCCGGGCCGAGCTTGGTGATCAAGAACTGCAAGTTGCGCTGCGACAGGTTGGCGTAGGTGATGCTCGCGCCGGCCACCGCGCCGTCGATCAGGTCAGCGGGCACGCCGAAGAATCGGGCGATGTCCGGGACGCCGTACTGCATCGTGTTGATGAATTCGCTCTGCGCCGACACGGCCGAAATCGGGCTGAGCTCCCAATCGTTGCCGTGCACGAACACGTCACCGGACTTGACGCTGGCCCGGTAGCGCGACTTGATCTCCGCCGCCTGATTAGGCCCGAGCACCTTCTGCGTGTTCTTGAGACTCGCCGCAGGCATGCCGCTGCCGTTGAACCAATCGAGCGCGAACTGCTGCGCGCTCAGGTAACCGCCGAGGGCGTACGCGGCATAGGCGACCGGGCACAGACCGACGTCGAGGCCGGCCACGGTGTACGCCTTCTCGTGCCAGACCTCGGCCCATCCGTAGTCCTTGCCGGCGATCGTGTAGCGCAGCTCGCCTTTGTCGCGGCGCACCTGCACTTTGCCGAGCTGCTGCAGTTCGATCTGTGCCGGCACGCCGAGCGGCCACCGCCTCGTCTTGAGCGCCGAGAACTCGGTCACCAGACCGAACGCATTACCCGCCCGGTCGAGATCAACCTGCGAGGAGTAAGCCCACTCATTCCAGCTGATCAGCGGGCCGGACGGATTGATCAAGACCTCTGGCTTGGTAACCGTGACGTCGAATCCGGTCTGCGGATCCTTACGGAACACTCCGGTCGGGAACGACGAGACGAGATCTGCGCGCAGTGCCAGGCAGGCCCATACCGCCGAGTTGCGCATCGCGGTCTCATTGGTGATCGCCACACTGCCGTAACCCGTACCGAGTGACCCGTTCGTCGGGATCGGCGGGTCGGGTTGCCATGATCGTTGATCAACGCCAAAGCTGCCGAGCCGGTTGGCGACGGCGGCCGCAGTGCTGCGGATGCTCACTGGCGCCGCCTTCCCTGACTAATAGACGGAGTCGAGCACATCGTAGTCGTCATCGACTGCAAGCTTGCTTGACAGTTTGGCATGCGCGTACCGCGCGAGCGTAGCTGCGACCAGCGGAGATATGTCGACGTCGGCGAGACGGCGGCCCCAGGCCCACGCGTCACCGAGCGGCCGAGCCTTGGCGGCCGCCACCGCGGCGGTCAGCGGCGGCTGGTCAGGGTGCCGGAACAACGCCTGTGAGACTGCGTCGACGAGCTGCCCGCAGCCCGCGGCGATCTCCTGCGAACCCGGGATGAACAGCCCGCCGCGGTCCCACACCTCCCGCTCGGCAGGCTCGCCATTCGGCCCGCGAGGCGCATCGTGATCAGGCACCTTGCGTAGCTGCTGCGGCGTAATGGCGTACTTGGCGGCGAGGTCGACGAGCAGCGAGCCGGCCGGTGACCGCTGATCGAGCGTGATGGCGATCGGGCTGTACCGATCCTGCAACGTGCGCAGCCGAGGGACGACCCAAGCCGTGCCCTCTCGGTGCTCGATCAGCTCAAGGTGCCCGAGCGCCTGGCCATCGTCGTCGACGCTGACCGAGTAAGCCGCGATACTGGCCCAATCGCGAGACGGACTCACATCGACGGCGAACACGAGATCGCCGACGTTCGGCCGCGACAACGGATCGGTGAGCGACTCCCATACCGAAGCGTCGATAACCGCCCGGTTGAGATCGGGGACACGCTGGCACAGGCACTCGGTGCGGAACACCGCCTCGGGGTCGCTGGCAAGGGCCGACGCAAGGGCTTCCTCGGTCAGGCCGAAATCGCCGGCCTGATAACCGAGACTCGGGTTGGCCATCGCCCAGAGCTTGCGATCAGCAAGCTGGCAGGTAACACGGTGCGGATGATCGCCCGTGCGCCTGCACGTGCACTTGACGTCGTCGGGCACCGACCACTCGAACAGTCCCAGTGAATCGTCTACGCCTGCGGCCGAGATCGCGGCGGTGACGTCGGCGAGCCTGGTGCTGCGCAGGTCTGCGAGTAACTCGTCGATCCCGGCGGCTACCGCCCGGGCCCGGGCCTGCAGCGAGTTGAGCACGATGCTTTTGTCATCGCCGGCGTTCGTGTACGCGAACACCTGCGCGTTGACCCTGGCGAGTGTCG